ATTGGGCACCACTAGCCCTAGTTGATGTGCTTCGTTGATAATAGCCTGTTCAGTAACTGCCACAGCACCCATGGTGGTTTGCAGTAGCACAGTGTTGTCGTGTGCCAGTTCATTGGCCAGGTCCAGGAATCTTAGCTTTTTATCCAATTTGGCCAACAGCATGGTGTCCTGGCGGTTATATTCGATAAACTTTTCAAAGTCTCGATTATACAACTGGTCCAGAGTGCCTTCATACTGAGTTTTACGCTCTTCCAGCTCATATTCACCAATGGCGTCCAGACTATAACTGTGGCGCTCTTCATAGGTGTACTTGCGATAGAGTTGCATGTAGTCCAGGTGCACACGCCCAATCAGATCAAAGGTCAATTGACTGGCCCCAAATCGTTCAAATGTGCGTTCCTTGGGCATTTGTCCCCATAAACAAAATCGTCGACAATCGTCTTTGCTGAGCACACGTTTGGTACGCATGACCATGTAGGGAATATCGAAGCCTTCGGAGTTCCAGCCACTCAATATGTCTGCATCGTCGATCAGATTCAGGAAGGTGTCCAATAGATCTTCTTCACGATCAAACAGGAAGCAATTGTCATATTTTCTGGCAATTTCTTCTGCAGTCTCCCAACTCAGACTTTTGGGTGGTGTGGCCAGAGTCACAATCTTGTCCAGCCAATCAAAATAAATGGTAATTGCTGTTACTGGATTGAAAGGATCTTCTGGTGGACTAAAGCCCCTGACAGGATCAAAATCCACTTCAATATCGAAAAATGCTGTTTGTAGTCGGGGAGCAGTTTTACCCAGATAATTTTCTTCCAGACAACGGAACACAGGATTGATGTCTGATTCCCAGATGCGTTTGCCTGAGTTGATTTTTAATTCTTTATGAAACTCTTTACCTACCCTGGTGCTGAATCTGCTGACTGGGGTATCGTAGATGGTCCGGTGTTTGCCACGTGGGTCATCGTAATAGAGCACGTAATTGGCAGGGTATTCCTGATAGATGCGAAGACCATCAATTCTTTCAACCACGTGGATTTGATCTTTGGCGCGGTCAAAAAGTGCGTCGACATAACTCATTATTTCCTCTCTGACCATTTATGGCTGGCCCACCTTTCTACATGCTCGTGTAGTGAGCGACACTCAACTGTTATATAATAGCCTGATAAACCCAATGATGTCAATTATATAAAGAGTAATACTGGTGATCAATAAACCAAAACTTCCTCTACTGATGGCAGAATAGATGCTGATGCTTAATGCCGCAAAGAAAATGGGATAGACAATCAGCAGTGGGACATCAGGTATTGTTATGGCAAAAATCAGAGCAATTGCAAGATTAAGTGCCCAGTTAACGGTTTCCAATGCCAATCTTAACGGATTGCTTTTCCAATCTGCCTGAAGAAATTCTAAAGTTTTTTGCCAGTCAATCACACGGTTCTGCCCACAGTTTCCAGAATGTCTTGCAGTGTTTCGTGATCCTGGTTGGTTTCGGTGAACTTGGATTTTTGTGCAATCTTGATGGCTTTTTTAAGGATAGCTGGTTTAACTTCCAGTTCTTCGGCCACGGCCTTGATGGTGTCATTCAACCCACCTGTAAGGTCTTCGATTTCGGTTAATACTGCAATGCCTTCATTGACTAGTTGAGTGAGTTTGGCCTTCTGTTCGGCCGAAAACATCTGTGACATAGATATACTCCTTGAAAATTAAAGTCTACACTATTAATGATTACAGCGTCAAGTTGATCTAGATAATATAAATTATTGTTCATTTTGATACTCAAGTTCATTTCTGGCCTGATCAAACTGGTCGATTAGCCAGGGAAACAGATCTCTCCAATTGGTTCCTCTTCTGCGATCCATCTCATTTACATATGTTTCTAACATCAATATCTTTTTAGGATCCCGAGGCGTTTTTTCTATGCTATTGGCGATGCCTTGCATGTAAGTTTTATAATTTCTCTGATATTCAGTCAATACAGGCATCAAGTCTACTACTTGTTGCATGTCTTGTGTAAATACACCTTGCCCAAACCACAGGGGGTTCATTTGAGTGGGTTCCAACACATGCATAAAACTTATACAAATATGTTTGTCGATATCAGCCTGGGGAATTTTATTTTGGTCTATCATTTGCAAAATTCGATCTCGATGTTGCGATAGCTTTTCGTATGGCAACTTTAAATTTTTTGCAACAATGTTTATTAATCGATCCTGATCCCAGGCATTGATCTTTTCCAAGAAATCCGGCAATGTTTTTATACTCAACGGGGTAATGGTAATGTTGACATTCAGGGTAATCCATTCCTGGGGAACCATATAAGCAAAATTCTTTGACCATTCATCCAGATTTAACCCCCAGCGTAGATATTCTGCCTGTGGTCCCCAGCAGTCCAGACTGGCACTGATATTCAGGGATTTGATTTTACCAGTCTCCACCATGTGTTTTAATCTGTCAATATACCTGACAAATCTACCATGTTCCACCTTGAGATTGGTCACAATGGTCAGAGTCAGATCGGGATTGGGGTAGTTTTCCCAGTGATCCAGCACCATGTCGAATTCTTTCTGGAAGAATGGTTCTCCCCCCAGCATGCCAAAATTCCAGATTTTGTGACCATGTTCGCGTAACCAAGCAAACAGTTTATCTCGCATGGCATCATATCGTTCCCTATCTCTCTGCCACATGGGATTGGCCAGGATACCGTCTTCCTGAGCATTGAATCTGCGATTTTCTTCTTCCCACATGGTGCTAAAGTGTGGCCCACAATACAAACATGCCATGTTACAGACATTGTTAAAGTAGACTTCCACAATGGTGGGAGTAACTGACACAGCATTGGGGTCTTCCAATAGTTCCGGGGGCAGCACATTGGTGTGATTTTGAAAAACCGAACTTAGATTTCTTAATTGCACTTGACGATCACTGACCCCTCCCAGATCTTCTATGTGCTTGCAATAGGTGCAACCATTGATGCCCCATTTGGTGGTTTCTGATTCTTCGGGCCAGCCCCCAGCCAACATTCTGCGACGATCATCTAATTTTTTTGGAAGATTATGAAATTCGTCAAAATTTTCAGCTGTGAAATGATTGTGCACTGTTCTGTGACAGCTGGCAGTGGTGCCACGATTCAGATAGATGGTGCTCCAGGACCATTTTAAATAGCAGCTGGTGTCGGATGCAATGGGCCATGACTTTTTGTTCATTTTTTTCAATTCCTTATTCCGACAGTAATCGGTATAAATTGGGCCAGAGCTCGGCAAACGTTTTGTTAGGAGACAATAGTGTCTCTGATTCAGCAATCCAATTTAAAAATTTTTGATTCTGCTGAGGTACACCTTCAGAAGTCTGGAGTTTGTCTTTGACTTTACTAAAGAAATTTGCAGATGATCCCACATTAGTTTTTTCAATCTGTCTGATGGCTTCAGATTTTATTTTTTCATTATGAGTAAAAATATCATAACCAGACTGGACCTCATCATTGCATAGTTGCCAGGTTATTTTAAAGTCGCCAATAGTGTGTGCGAAATCATAAAATTCGTCTAATGCAACCGCACTCCAAACGCTGTAAACTGGGTGAAAATCAATTTTACCAGTGCCAAAATCATCTTTAAGAATCTGGATATTGTTGAGAAATTTTTGCCAATTGGCCCCGTGTCTGACATATTCGAATTTGTCACCAACATTTTCAAAACTCAGGCTCCAGGAAATATTTTGAAATTTTTTAAGTTTCTGGTATACGTTGTTTTTTTCAAGATTAACACTGAGATTGGTCACAACTGAAATTTTTTGTTTACCGCTTATTAGATCAAGTAGTGTTTCGTTGTGTTTTTGTAACAGGGGTTCGCCACCCAACAAGTAGACTTCTTCAAGTGAATCCAAATTTTCTGACACTGTGTCGAATACACTCTGAATATAAGATCTATTCAGAGATTCGATGGGAATTGATTGCAACTTGGCCCATTCACTACTGTCGTAGGGATTGCAGTATCTGCAAGCTAGATTGCACAAATTGCTCCATCTGATGTCAATTTGTTTAATTTTTCGCTGTCCGACACTGGGCAAACTCTGATTGAAAATTGTTT